CGCATCTCTTGACCGTAGAACGCCCCCAGCAAGGCGGCATCAAAGCTGCATTCGTATTCCTGATCGTATTGGTCTTGGCTTAACTGTGACCGAGCCGCTTGCAATTCCGTGTCTGGCAATAACTTGGACACTGATGCCGGTAGGCGCAGCAAAAACCAATCTGGCACGACTTGGCTGACCTTGTAGATGTCGTGAAACTGGTTCTTGCCCTTTGGCGTTCCCCCAAATACAGCCCAGCCGAGCCGATCACTCAAACACGGTCTGATGATGTTTCCCCATACGCTTGGCCTAAAGTCACCGTATTCGTCCATGTAAACGCCGTTAAAGCCCATGCCTCGCATTGCGTCAGCGTTGTCTGCCCCGAACAGCATGATCTTTGCGCCGTTCACCAGCTCTACCGCTAAGTCGGATTCGTTGGTGGTTTTGGTGATTGGTGCGGCGTAATGCTTGAGATAGTCCCATGCCACCCGCTTGGCCTGGCTTCTGAATGGGGCTATGTAGGCATACTGTGCGCCCCTGCCGCTTTCGGTAATGGCTCGTTTGATCAGGTCGTTGATTGCCGCCACGGTCTTTCCGGCTCTACGGTGGGCAAGTAAGCATGACCAGCGTTCGGTGCGCTCATGGAATGGCATAAATGCCGCCCGCGGGCTATATGGCAGGATTACTTCACGCCGCCCCATGTCACCACCATTTCTACCGGCCCCTCGTCCTTGCCGGTGATCTCAGTTCTTGCAAGTTTGGGTACATGGTATTCGACAACTGACTGAAATAGCTCAAAGGCTTTGGCAGGGTTTGGCTTTATATCGTGGTCAGGAACGCCGTTAGCGACCTGATCAAGCCAGTGCTCTAGGCGGTGTGAGTTGTTGTCAACAAACATGGCTATGGCCTGCCTAGCCTCAACTGTGCGCTTGTTTGGCAGTCCCGCTGGTCGCCCTGGCCCTGCTGTTGTTTTTTCACCTTTTTTAAACGGCATATGTTAAGGTTGCTTTACAATATGGTTTTGGAGGTTTGATCATGAACATTTATTCGCCAATTGTCAATACAGATGTTGCAATGCCGCAAGAAATGCTTGAGGGATTAACAGCTCATGAGACTTTTTGCATTATGTCAAAAATTAACGCTGTAACAGTTGACAATGTGAAATCCTTTTTGTTGGCTCAATATGGCGAAAAACTTGCAACCCAATTTAAGCCTGAGTATTTGTTTAGTAACCCAGCGCCTTAAGTAATTGTGCGTCAATGATGCCAGCATAGGGTTTCATCTGCAAAGCTCGCAAATCTTGTTGGCTCGGTTTTGTTGGGTTGGCAATACCTCGTTGCTTAACAACTTCTGGCAACAATTCAAAAATGTTTCTGTCTTCAGCGGCTACGCCTAAGCCTTGGCCTGGCATTCCTCTAGGATAAGAGACATGACCCGATTGCATAACCATCGGTTGACCGGCAAAGATTTCACCAATGTTTTGAATGCCACCCTCTTGCGCCGTGTATTGCTTAGGATCAGTAACAGCCAATCGAGCTTCACCAATGTTAAGACCGCCCATATCTCTAAATTCCACGTCCATCATGTTTTTCAAAGCTTTGCGTGTGGTATCTGGCGCGCTGCGATATTGAGCTATGCCCTGCGGTGTACCCAAACCAGCCCAATCAGGAATTAATTTTTTAATTTCTCGGTTTACTTTATTTTTTGCGGTTTTGCCCATTACGGTGTCGGCATATCCCAACATTGTTTCGCCGGTCATATGTGCAAAATCACCACCGGTCGGAGCCATACGCCAAGGAATGTACAGAGGATTTTGCTTTGTCACATCTTTAATAATTTCTGCGCTTTTCATTATTTGCTTGACAGGCTGTTCAGCAGATGCCCATACCTTGCCAGGATTGTTAAACATATAGTCCTGACCGCCCAAATAATCAATTGGCGTGTTTAAAGGAATATTGTTGATACCTGTCAATTGACCACCCGCGGCTGTCCTGTCTGACATACTTGTGATAAACGGTCTACCCTCTAAATCAGCCAGTGAAATAATTGGCGGTGTTGCTGTTGATGTTGGCGTAACTTGTAAATTTAAAGCTTTTAATCGTTCTTGTTCTTTTACCCTTGGATCAAATCTTGGGTCAAACTCGGCAATGTTTTTAGGTCTAGGCGTAATGTCACCCAACAAAGACCGTGTGGGCTGACCAGTTAAACCTGCATTGATCTCTTGCCCTGCCATTCTTGCCACGCTTGTTGCCGCAGGTTTCAGTACCTTAGCCGTAGCTGGTGTCATGTACCCACCCAGCTCCTCCATCCCCGCAGTTTCTCGTCTCGGTACGGTCGCCCTTGGCATCATGCCCAAAATGTCTGTGCTGGTCGGCAGTACAGGGGTTTCACTTACGTTTACACCGCCTGCGCCATATAACTTGTTGATGCCCATTCGACCAAAGGTTTCAAGGTCGCCGCCTGCGCCAATTACTGATGCCACACCGCCCCGACCCAATGATTCCAAATTACTGCCAACCGATTGACCAAAGCCCTTAAGCATTCCCAGCAAATCTGCGGCAGTAGCCGTTTTGCCGTTCTTTAGCGTGATCAGCGTGTCAGCCGTGATCGGGCCGGTATCTTGACCATACCCAGCACTTAGCGCCGCAGCCATGTCACGGTAATCAGCCATTATTCGCTCGGCATCGGATACCGCAATTCTTGCGGGCTTGCAAATGGGCTTTGACCTGCGCCAATTCGCTGCTGGGCGTAGTCTTGTGCTTTTTTGTATATCTCAGGGGTTGGCTCTAGTCCCATCCCTAACAGGTCAATCTCTTGTTTTGTTAAGGTCGGCACGATCAATGGGTGAGACACCAGCTTGCCGTCTTGTTCGTAAGCGCTAGACATTTCTCCCATAATGCCTCCTTTTTTTACAGGTATTTCCCCAAAGTAACCTTTGCCTTTGGGTGTGGCATCTGTAAGACCTTGCCCCTCCTCCAAATACCTCATGCCATAAGGTGCAAGACCAGGCTGTCGGCTAATTGCTTGGGCTAATAATTTGTAATCACCATATTTTTTAGGCATTATTTCCTCGCTAAGGCTTTTGCCATTGCCATCTTTTTGTCGGCAGCCGCATAGTCTTGGGCAACCTTAACAGGGATGTCGGCTTTCTTTGCAAACTCTGGGTTATGCGCCGCGGCTTGCATGAATCGGGCTTGTTTTACAGAATGACTAGGCATCGACCACCTCTTTCATTTTGATCAAACCATTCATTAGTCGGCTCTTGGTATTAAACCATTGCTGGCTAAAGTCGCAATCTTCATAGTGCTCAAACTCAGGGATGCCCAACGTGTAGTGGGCAATCTTGGCGTTTTTGTTTTCCTGCTCGCCAATAAGCACGTTCCATTCTTTCGGTAGTTCACCGATAAGTGTTTCGGGTAACCAACCGAATCGGTGCAAGTCTGCGCCTGTCTGATCATCCACAAATTCTGGTGTCAGCACTTTGTTTCTTGGGTGTTCGCAATTCCAAAGTATTAAACTTGACCAATTCTTTCGGGGATAGTCCCGATTCGCCGCTTCCATCGGTGTGCCGATATATTTCTTTGGGTGCTTGGTCTGGTACTCATGCTTAACAACCTGAACTGCCTTGGTCGGGTCAAACAGCTTGCTCAGGTCGTCAATGTTTGCCAGCATCAACATATCGCTTGCGTCTAAGAATATTGCCCTGCCGCTGAACTTGGTGAAATAGGGTACAAGAAACCGCTGATAGGTAAATGCGTTTGTGCCGTCCCGCTGTGTACCGTACAGGGGCGTTATGGCGACCGGCTCGCCGGTGCGCTCAATCAGGCTTTGGCAAAACACATGGTAGCCAATAGCCTCCCGAGGGTCATAGCCAGCGAATATCCTGATCATTTGAGGGTCAGCTTGTACAGGGTTGTATCGATCAGCGCCGCTATCTCGTCCACAATATTCTGGAGCTGGGTGTCGTCTGGCAATGCCTCACGGTTCTTGTAGACGTAATCCTTGATGCTAGTCAGGTACTTCACAGGGTCTTTGGCGTTGTGAAAGTTCTCAGGAAAATCCTTGATCTTTTCGTAGCACCCTGCGTAAGCCTCAGCAAACTGGTCAGCCAGGTCAACGATCTCAACGTAGTAAGCCCCCAGCGCCATGTGGACTGAAAATGAGTCAGTGGCTAAGTGCATGAAATGCGTCACGGTGCTGCTGTGAAACATTGTGGAAATAAAGTCGGCAACGTCTTTTTTCATACTTTTCCTTAAAGTTGTCGGTGACCAGCGTTGCGACCTACAGGTTTGCAGACCCACCTGATCAGGTATCTGGCGTACAGTT